ATGAAGCTATGCAGTATGTTAAAAAAAATTCTGAGGAATTTGATCCAATGATGCTATCAATCGAGTGCTAAGATCCGAACAAATTGTTTCGGTTTATAGCACTCGTCTTTTTTTGTGATATTGTATAAGTATTGTTGTAATGCCGAAAGGGTTACATGTACACGTCGCTTTTTAAGGACAATGGTAACATTTAATTGGGAAACATATACACCTTATTCAATTGGTTTTAATGAAACATTCAGCAGATTGGAAGCACTTGCGGGAGGATCAACAAATTATCCTCCTTACAACATCGTTAATGGATCTGATGGTAGAACCAGTTTGGAAGTCGCTCTTGCTGGATTTTCAGAACGAGATATTAAAGTTGAGACAGAACGGAATGTTCTAACTGTATCTGCAAATAAAAGTCCCGAAGAAAAAGAACGGGATTATACTCACAGAGGTATCTCTTATAAAACATTTGCTCGTAACTGGCAAATGGCAGATGATGTTGAGGTTGAGCATGTTGAATTTAAAGATGGACTACTGACAGTGACTCTGAAAAAAGAGTTGCCAGAGAAACAAAGAAGAAAACAGTGGTTCTAAATAACAATGAAGGGCACTTGACGGTGCCCTTTCTTTTTGATATACTATAGAAAATAATTTACACACTATGGCGGATACAATCAATCATAATATTCGTGTGGCACAACTAGTGACTGGCGAATCTATTATTTGTAATTTTACTCAGATCCAGGAAGAAGAAAAATTTGTTGGTTATCAAGTGCTGTATCCACTAGCACTTACACTGCAAGCAAATCCTACAGAAACTGGTGGAGAAGAAACATATTCTGTAACCTACCGTCGATGGAATCCCTTCACTCCATATGAAGATCATCGCATTAATCCATCTTCTGTTATTTCGGCAATGCCACCATCAGAAGATATTCTTAAAAACTATGTGACACGTCTTCAAGAAGCAGGCGTTGATCTTTCATTCCTACCCAATAACGGAGCTGATATCCTTGGAGAAACTACTCAAAGTGCTACTACTGAAGGACCAGTGGCTGCTGGCGTTAGTTGAAGAGGTTGAGGGAGTAACCTTTGGTGACCCTGACTGTATCTTAGTTGATCCTATGCTGATTGAGGGAGACCAGTTGAAGGACTGGCTCCCTTTTGCTAGCAAAAAGGAGGCAGTGGTCCGATCTTCTGATATAATGACGTTTGTTGATCCGAGTAGTGAGTTCATCACTTTGTACTATGGCGGCAAACCTGCACTCCTAACAGAATCTGAATGAAGTTTTATACAAATGTGGAGCAGGCAGGCAACCGTCTGCTTGTACGTGGTTATGAAGGGGGAAATGCCTTTCAGTACAGGGTGCCGTTCAATCCCACCCTGTACGTCCCTACAAAGAATTACTCTGACTGGAGAACCCTAGAGGGAGATTTGGTGGAGCCTCTTCCTATGGGATCTATTAATGATGCTAGGGAGTTTGTAAAAAAATACAAAGATGTAGAGGGTTTCGATATCTACGGTAACACTAGGTATCTGTATCAATACATTGCTGAACAACACCCAGAAGATGAGATTAACTATGATGTCTCTAAAATTCGTGTGTTCACTATTGACATTGAAACAGCAGCAGAGAATGGTTTCCCTGATATTGAAACTGCAGATCAGGAGATCTTAGCAATCAGTATCAAAGATTCATATGGTGGTCGTATCATTGTGTTTGGCGCTCGCCCCTTTGATAATAAAGATCCCATGGTTGATTATATGCATTTTCAATCTGAAGAATCTATGCTAATGGCATTCCTTCAGTATTGGAATGACAATTGTCCTGATGTGATTACGGGTTGGAATGTTCAGTTGTTTGATATTCCCTATATTGCTAGGCGTATTGATAGGATACTTGGTGAAAAGTATACTAAAACTCTTAGCCCATGGAAGCTTATTTCTTCTAGGGAGATTTACATTAAAGGAAGAAAACAGATCGCTTATGATCTTCCTGGTATTTCTACGTTGGATTACCTTGAGCTCTACCGAAAATTTACCTACACAAACCAAGAATCCTATCGACTAGATCATATTGCTTTTGTTGAGTTGGGATCGAAGAAACTCGATCACTCTGAGTTTGATACGTTCAAAGAGTTCTATGAGAACGATTGGCAGAAGTTCATTGAGTACAACATTCATGACGTTCGTCTTGTAGATCAACTTGACGATAAGATGAAGTTGTTAGAATTGGCATACACCATGGCATATGATGCTAAGGTGAACTATGAAGATGTGTTTAGTCAAGTTCGCATGTGGGATAACTACATCTATGTGGAACTTCTAAAGAGGAAGATTGCAATTCCTCCTAAGAAGGAAGCAATCAAAGATGCCAAGTATGCGGGTGCATATGTCAAGGAACCGAAACCAGGATTCTATGATTGGGTTGTTAGTTTTGACCTTAACAGCCTGTATCCTCACCTTATTATGCAGTACAATATCTCTCCAGAGACGCTCCAGGATACCAGACATTCATCAGTCACCGTTGATAAGATACTTGAGAAGCAAGTAGAGATTGATGGTGAGTATGCTGTCTGTGCTAATGGAGCACAGTACCGCAAAGATAAGCACGGGTTTCTTCCTCAGATGATGAAGAAAATGTATGACAGTCGTGTCATCTTCAAGAAGAAGATGATTGAAGCTAAGAAACAATACGAAAAAACGCCTACCATTGAACTATCAAAAGAGATTGCCCGCTGTAACAATATCCAGATGGCAAAGAAGATCTCTCTCAACAGTGCTTATGGTGCTATTGGGAATGAGCACTTCCGTTATTATCGTCTCGCTAATGCAGAAGCAATCACATTGTCAGGTCAAGTATCAATCCGTTGGATTGAAGATAGGATGAATTCTTATCTAAATAAACTTTTGCAAACTGAGGGTGTAGATTATGTCATCGCTAGCGATACCGATTCAATCTATCTTAATCTTGGACCTCTTGTTGATAAATTTTTTGGTGCTAAATCTGGCGATAAAGCAGCAATTGTGGCGATACTTGACAAGATCTGCCAAGAGAAACTGGAACCTTTTATCGAACGTTCATATCAAGAACTTGCGGATTACGTTTCGGCATATGATCAAAAGATGCAGATGAAGCGTGAGAATATCGCTGACCGTGGTATTTGGACTGCGAAGAAGCGTTACATTCTCAACGTTTGGGACAGTGAAGGTGTTAGATACAAAGAACCCAAGATGAAGATCATGGGGTTGGAAACGGCAAGGAGCTCTACTCCTGCGTATTTTAGAGACAAGTTGTATGCAGCGTTTAAGATTATTATCGGCAAGACAAATGATGAACTTATCAGTTTTATCAATGATGTCAGAACAGAGACGAGAGAAAGAGATTACGCAGACGTTGCCTTTCCCCGAGGAGTTAACAACCTTGCCAAGTACCGTCACCCTACAGAGATCTACACAAAAGGAACCCCAATCCATGTGAGGGGTGCTCTCCTCTATAATCATTATGTGAAAAAGTATAAGGTAGAGAACAAGCATCAACTCATTCAAGAGGGTGAGAAGATCAAGTTCATGTATCTCAAGACACCAAATCCAATTCATGAGAACTGCATCAGTTTCTTTGGTGAGTTGCCGAAAGAGTTTGGTATAGAGAAGTATGTGGACTATCAAACACAATTTGAAAAGTCATTCCTCGAACCGTTGAAAAACGTGCTACAATGTATTGGTTGGACCCACGAAAAAACCATTACAATATCGAGCTTCTTTTCATGAGCAAGAAAATCTTCGTAGTCACATGGACCAATCATGTTGTGGGTCAGGTTGGTCCAGAGGACATTAAGTGTTTTGAGGACTACAATACTGCGGTCGCGTTTTCTAAATTGATGCGAGACCAATATAATTATGTACAATTTTATGAGGAGATAGTAGACAAATGGGATTCTTAGATTCTGTAATTAAAGAAAGTGGAAACGAGTTTGCTGGTTTGGTTAGTGAAGGAGTTGCTGCTGGCGACATTACTGATTACGTTGATACTGGCAGCTATATCTTTAACGCCTTGGTTAGTGGTTCGTTGTTTGGAGGTCTTCCTTCCAATAAGGTTACTGCCTTGGCAGGAGAATCAAGCACGGGCAAGACTTTCTTTGCTCTTTCTGTCGTTCGTAATTTCCTTGACGCTAATCCTACAGGCGGTGTCATTTATTTTGAAACTGAATCCGCCATTTCCCGTGACATGATTGAGTCACGTGGTATTGACAGTAAGCGTATGATTATCATGCCTGTCGCTACCATCGAAGAGTTCAGGACACAGGCATGTAGGATCCTTGACAAGTACATGAAAGAACCTAAGGATGAGCGTGTGCCTATGCTGTTCGTTCTGGACTCTCTTGGAATGCTTTCTACCAATAAAGAGATGGAGGACATTGCCAACGACAAGCAGGTCCGTGACATGACCAAGAGTCAGTTGATCAAAGGTGCCTTCCGTGTGCTAACATTGAAGCTCGGACAAGCACAGGTGCCTATGATCGTCACGAACCACACGTATGATGTGATCGGTTCCTATGTCCCCACGAAGGAGATGGGAGGCGGTACAGGTCTTAAGTATGCTGCATCTACTATCATCTATCTTGGCAAGAAGAAGGAGAAAGATGGCACTGAACTGGTGGGTAACATCATCAAGTGCGAAGCAAAAAAATCTCGTCTAACCAAGGAGGGTAGTAAAGTTGAGACACGACTATTTTTTGACGACCGTGGACTTGACAAGTATTACGGACTATTGGAATTGGGTGAGCAGTACGGAATCTTCCAGCGTAAGGGGAATCGTATCGTCATTGGTGAATCTAATCTTTATCCTAAATCTATTCTCGCTGATCCTGAGAAGTACTTCACCCCAGAAGTGATGGAAAAACTTGAAGAGGCAGCAAAGCAAGAATTCTCCTATGGCAACTGAGCGTATTGAACAAACTATTTTGCGTAATCTTCTTTTTACTGAGGAGTATTATCGCAAGGTAGTTCCTTTCCTAAAAGCAGATTATTTTCAGGAGTATTATGAGAAGATTATCTTTGAAGAGATTGCTGACTTCGCTTCTAAGTACGATAAAATTCCTACTAAAGAAGTTCTTACGATTAATCTCCAAAATCGTAACGACCTTACTGATGAGACGTTTCAAGATTCGTTACAGGCAGTATCCAACCTATCAGATGAATGGGTTGACTACGAGTGGCTCCTTGACGCGACGGAAAAATGGTGTAAGGACCGAGCAATATACCTCGCCCTCATGCAATCGATCAAGATCGCAGACGGAGGCGATAAGAAGATTTCGAGAGATGCGATACCCTCGATACTCCAAGAAGCCTTGGCAGTATCGTTCGACGAACACATAGGACACAGTTACACAGAACAAGCAGAAGAACGTTATGATTTCTACCACAGAAAAGAAGAGAAAGTCCCATTTGATTTGGAGAAGTTTAACTTCATTACAAAAGGTGGTCTCAGTAACAAGACTCTCAACGTCGCTCTTGCTGGCACGGGTGTCGGGAAATCTCTTTTCATGTGCCATTGCGCTGGTGCCGCGCTCACACAGGGGTACAACGTACTCTACATTACATGTGAAATGGCAGAGGAGAAAATTGCTGAACGAATTGACGCAAACCTTCTGAATGTACCTGTCAAAGATATTGTCGAACTACCTGAAGTTCTCTTTACTAGTAAGGTCAACGAGATCGCTCGCAAAACTCAGGGAAAACTTATTATCAAGGAGTATCCAACAGCGTCAGCACACGCTGGACACTTTAAGGCACTATTGAGCGATCTTAAGTTGAAGAAAGATTTCAAACCTGATATCATCTTCGTTGACTATCTTAATATATGTGCAAGCGTGAGGTACAAAGGTGCTATTGTCAACAGTTATACGTATGTCAAAGCGATTGCTGAGGAGCTTCGGGGTCTTGCTGTGGAATGTGGGGTTCCTATTGTTAGTGCTACTCAGACCACTCGTAGTGGTTTTGGCAATAGCGATCCAGATCTTACCGATACTTCTGAGTCTTTTGGTCTTCCTGCCACTGCTGATTTTATGTTTGCCCTTATCTCTACTGAGGAACTTGAACAACAGGGTCGCATCATGGTCAAACAACTTAAGAACCGATACTCAGACCTTGTTACCTCACGAAAATTCATGGTGGGAATTGACAGATCGAAGATGAAGCTGTATGATGTAGCGGATGATGCTTCTGCTATCAGCATCAGCGAAGAAGATCCTGGTGAGGACTTCCAACAATTTTCCGAAACACAAAACCGTTTATCTAAATTTGCTGAGTGGAATGTATGATTGATTTTAACCGTTATGAAGAATTTGTGGCAGCAGTTACTTCAGATTGCTCTACAAACTTTGTTGATTTCGCTGACCGTATTGGTGAGCTTGATAGACAAGGTGCCAATATTGAGAGATTGCTTACTGCTGGTGTTGGAATTAATGCTGAGGGTGGTGAGTTCCTTGAGATCGTTAAGAAAATGGTATTCCAAGGAAAACCCTGGAACGAAGATAACCGTGAGCATCTTATCATTGAGTTGGGTGATATTCTATGGTATGTCGCTCAAGCAACAATGGCACTGGATATCAGCTTTGATGAAGTCATTGAGACCAACGTGAAAAAACTAGAGAAACGTTATCCTGGCGGTTCTTTTGAGATCCGTCGTTCTGAAGTTCGTGCAGCAGGTGACCGATGAAAGTACTTACCCTAGAAGATTATCAGAAGGCAGGAGAAACATTCTGGCCTAAGTATTGGTACATTTCTAAAGAACTTGGGGAGGATGCTAAACCCGAGCAAGTTCTTAAAGTTATGGAAGCAGTTGGTGGACTTGCACTTAGATTTGCATTGGAAGAAAAAGAAGGACCATTTGGATTCAACAAATCAAAAGAAGAAGAAGATGAGAACTAGATTTATTTTGTTTACCAAGGACTCTTGTGGTCCTTGTGGTCTGGTAAAGCGATACTTCAATGCTCTCA